GTAATTGGAAATAACTATGAACATCTACAGATACACTTTAAATAGAGAAAGTCACTCTCGATACAATTATCTTAAAGATATAGACTTTAGTGAAAGAGAAAATTATCATAATTACAACGATTTTCGCTTATTATCCGAACTATCTAAAAATTATTTTGGTACATCTACGGATAAACTTGTTAAGTTTAATTTCCAAGAATTAATGAATGCAGACTTAATTATTCTTGTTGGGGAATCCTATGTTGGTGACAATGTTGAAGATGATTCAGAGTATTATAAAGAGACTTTCCCAAGATATAAATACTATCAAGATATAATTTTACCTACCAGTGTATTTGGTGATTCATTTCTATTAACAGGTACTTTCTTAGAAATTCCTACAATATTTGTAGCAACTAAACATTCATATGAAATAACTAGATACGGTAACTTTGTATCAAAACCACCTTACTATATTGTTTCTCATAAGGACAGTATTATGGATGCATTAAAAGATATTAATCTTAAAAAGGATGCAAAAGTTTTTATTATAGCAACCGATAAATCTGGTTATTCCGTAAAACTCACTAACTCTGTTTTAAAGCAAGTAGAAAAGGAATTGAAACTCTATGCACATATGATTGATTAAGGAAATATATGAACATCAAAGCAAACTCTTGAGGGAAAAATGGCACAATACCACACAACAGAACAATTACAAAAAATTGAACATTGGTTAAACTCATTAGCGTTCCCGTTGGAACGCTTACAAAGGTTAGAAGAACATTGTCCGATTATCCCTGTTTACGTTGGTGTAGACTTTTCCTTATTTAGGAAAGGTGTATTGATATGGGACTATAACCCTATAACTGAAAGTATTCTTATCAAAATATTTACCCAAAAAGATAGCTATCATAAGACATTCTCTTGTGGTAGATGGATAGCAGTAGCTACTATTAGTGCTCTTCAAGCCTTCTTTCAACAATATCATATTATTTATGCCGATGGAGTATTAAATGATTAAAAAATTATTCAGTCTTTTAGGATATGTTCCTAAAGAAGAAGTCACAATCTTTGTGAACGAGTTAAAAAAATCTACTATTCTTATGGATAGAGCAAGAGTCATTATAAAAAGTCTTAAGAAAAACATTAAGATTCTTCAGAAATCTCTTTCAGAAAGAACCAAAGAATACCAAAGTATTACTTCTAAATTGGATTATAAAGTTAAACAACTTAACGCTAAAAATCTACGCTTATTGCGTAAACAAGGTGAGTTCAAAGAAAAGATTAAAGAACTTATCCAACATAACAAAGAATTAGCTCAAGGTCATGAAGATTTATTTAATGAAGCTTTAGAACTTAAAGACCAAGCTTATTATTACAAATTGATATCAGAAGCTGCAATGGAAAAGCTAGAGTATTTATGCTTTGGTTCAGTTCTACCAAAAGCTTTACGTCCATCTTCTTTGGACAGATACCAACACTTGTATAAACCGGTTACACCAACTTATTTTAAAGACCGTTATGGTCGTCCTACTATTGGAGTTGAATATGGACAAAGTGAAGATTAAATACTGGGTAGAATGTATTACTGCAAATAGCATAGAATCATTCTCTACAGACGAAGAGATACCAGTAGAAGCTCTTATTACTATGGGTACATCTTTGCAAACACTTATGATTGATGATACCCTAAATTCCCTCGCAAATGACGCTGTAGCGATTATTGACTCTGGAGTGGACTGTTACGTCTCTAAAGATGAAGAAAGCTCTATAGAGCCTTCTGAAGAAGATTTTGAACCACGTCTAAAACATATCACTACATACTACGGAGAATTCTAATGTTAGACAAATATGACACATTTCTTCGTAATCGCTTAAAAGAAGCGAGAGGAACTGAACGTGAAGATTATTGGCTCAAAGAGTACATGATTTTCGAAAGTTATTTACAGGATATCAATGATGGTATCCCTACATCTTATTATCCCCATGAGGAATTTATGAAAAACCTTAAATGTATTTTTACTAACAATGATACAGTAAGTGATGTACTAGCTTATTGTTATGATGAACTACCTATCTTATCTTATAAAGATATTAAAGTAGGTGATAAAGATATTAGTACTCTTTCATTAAACCAGAATATTACTGTAAACTATGATACCCAAGACATTCTTATTGGTTCAGACCCTGTAACAGTAAATGGTTATAGTCTATTTACCTTAACTTCAGGAATCTTATAATTCTTCCATTATTTGATTGTAGAAAAGAAAAGAGTAAAAGAAAAGAATCTTTATTATAGTTTGTCAAGACCCCTTGTAAACAACTTTTTAACTGGTCCGACCAGTTGGAGGATATCTTGAAAATTCCTGAAAACTTAGACGAATGGGTAGAAAAACAACTGCAAGACCCAGAAGTACTTCAACGTGAACTTCTTAAACTACAAGAAGAAAACGAAACCCTTAAAAAACGCATTAAATCGCTCGTAGACGAACTTAAAGAGTTTATTCCTTATAATGGTACTACTGCACCATTAAATCCATTTATAGCGTCTGCTAAGCAGGAATACGTGCTATTAGAGCATTATGAGAAAGGTTGGTTTTCTGAAAAAGAAACCAAACTTACTGTTTACTATGCTGACGGAAAACGTAATTATGCTGTTCACCAAGAACGTAAAGGTTGGTTTGCTAAAACTGCATCAAAATCATTTGATACATTCGAAGTAGCTGTACGATTCTTTAATAAGGTAACACTATGAACTATGTATTAAAACAAAGTAAGCATAATAACGGAGCCAAAGCTAATAAAGCTAAAATGCGTGCTATCAAAACTACACAAGATATTATGTCTAATTACACTATTACGCTGGTAATGGCAGACCAAAACAACACTTGTAACACAGTATTCTATAAAAATTTACCAGCTAAGATTTCACCTCAGTTAGCATGGCACTTTGAAAATACTCGTTGTAAGTGGGATATCGTATGTGGAGTCATTTGTAGAGACCAATCCGGTAAGCATTACATTAACTTTGTTTCCTTTGGTTCAACAGAAGAATGTGTTATTGATGATTTATCTGGATTAGCAATTCAAGTATGCAAACAGATGTTTGAAGAATCACCTAAACTTCAAAAGCTTTGTCCTTTTTATATGGCTCGTCCACAAAAAGAATGTGATGTACCACTTATTTTAGATACCATCCACCAACACAAAGTATTGAACCGTATTGGTACAAACTTTGAAATAGATTGTAATTGTAAAGAAGTAGATTACCATACAAGCGATGCATGGCTTAATGTTCTTCAAACGATTAAGTTTAATGAATTAGACTTGGAGTTTATTGATGAAGATTAAGGTAATTTTAGTAGGTGCTTACGCACCTAACCATTCTATTTCAAATAATATATTAGGAATTGGTTATCGTAAACCAGATGGTACATTCGTGCAGCCTTATATGTTTAAAGAAGACTTAATCAATTTTAAAAAGCTTACTAAACATCAGATTATCGTCATGGGTAGAAATACATGGGAAGCTATTGGAAGTAAACCACTTCCTGATAGAATCAATGTAGTAATTAGTCGTAACCCAGACTTTAAAGCTGAAGGTGCTAAAGTATTTCATTCTATTGAAGAAGTGATTACTTATTTTAAAGGTGCTGAACAAGTATTCTTTATTGGCGGAGCTACCATTTTAGAAGAACTTATTAAGAATCATCAAGTAGATGAATATATCATTACATATGTCCATAATTATATGTACTATTCCGATTACTCAGATGGCTATCTTATTACGTTTAAGTTATCCTTAGAAAACCATATCAAAAAATCTTCTAAATTCTTTAGAGGATATAACTATATGGATAACAAAGAACATGACTGTACTATTGCTCACTATATTCATAAGGACTCTCTATGAGACACTTTGTAACATTCAAAAAAGGTACTACTCTTTACGGTAAAGTAATGCCTTTCACTCAAATGAACCGTAACGAAATTCAAGACCGTTTAGTACAAGAATACTCACAGATGTGGGATAAAATCTATACTGAACCAGAAGCTTCACGTGTACTACCTGAAACTCTTTTATGCAAAGATAACTTTGTACCGTTTGGTACAGAATGTCGTGATTTAAATGATAAATCTGTATCAGTAGCAAGTATTACTGATTGGTTCAAGAAAGCTAAACCTGAACCAACAATTCAAAACATTATCCAACAAACTGCTTATCACTTTGAAGAAGTAGCTGAAATGTGTGAAGCATTAGGCAATCAAAAGACAGCAGATGCTCTTATTGAGTACAAAGAGAAACTCTTATCTCTTACTGCTGCAGAATGTGAACTATTATGGAAACGTGCAGATAAAGTAGCTCTATTAGACGCTTTATGTGACCAAGTAGTAACTACAGCAGGTGTAGCTCAATATGCAGGTATGAACTTCGATGGAGCTCTTACTGAAGTGAATAAGAGTAATTGGTCTAAATTTGATGAAAGTGGTAATCCTATTATCGACTCAAACGGTAAAATCCTAAAAGGACCTAATTACTTCAAACCAGAATTGAAAAAATTTGTAGGTGAAAAATGACAAAATGGGGTAAATTTATTTTAGCCTGTATTCTAAGTTTTGCACCATTAGGATTAGGTATGTTTATCGGAATGATTAAACATAGAGATTTAACTATGATAAGTATTATTATGCTAGTTATTTGTGTAATCTATTGTTTAATTGAAGCTATTATTACTGAAATAGAAACCAAAGCTAAAATTAAAAAACTTGAAGCTGAAATTTCTCAACTTAAGGGAGAATCCAAATGAAAGTAGAAATCTATGGTGCATCATGGTGTCAGCCATGCCAACGTTCTAAACAGTTATGTATTGAAAAAGGTCTAGACTATACCTTTAAAGATGTAACTCAAGACCTAGACGCTCGTGAAGAAGTAGAACAACGTTTAGGTAAAAAGATTGATACTGTTCCGCAAATCTTTGTAGACGGTAAGCATGTAGGCGGTGCAACTGAATTCCGTGAATTATTTTAATTCATTAACCATACAGGCTCTCTAACGAGAGCCTTTTTATTTTTAAGGAAACTGTATGAAACCTTGTAAAGAAGTAAGAGAACTTCGTAATGAAAATTACAAAAAGCTTTTAACTTACATTGAAAACAAAATTCTTAATAGTTTAAACAAAGGTTTTATTTTCATTGACGAAGATGAAGTCATCGAACATGACATCTCTTTTAAAGACAGTCGTTGGATTGATTTATTAGAAGAAGCAGGATACAAAGTAGAATACTGTAATAACTTTGTTACCCCTACTATAGAAATCTCAGGATGGTAATATGAGCCAATGGATTAAATGTACAGAGCGTATGCCTGAATTAGATGATGATGGACATAGCGAAATGGTACTTGCAGTAGGACCTAAAAAAGTTATCCTTCAAAATTTTACAGTAGATGATAAATGGCAGTTACCTATGAAAGTAACTCATTGGATGCCATTACCAGAGTTACCAGAGGAGTATCTATGACTATTATTGATTTAATTGCACAAGAATCACCTGAAGAACGTACATGGGAAGAAACTGAAAAACTCATGCAAGCAACCATTAATTATGGAGAATAATTATGAGCCATAAACAATTATTTATTGCAGTAGTTATTACTACTGTTCTTCTTGGAACAGCATTAGCTATGCTAATTCCACCACTTATCCATTTTATTGAAAGTTAGGGATACTAATGGAAGAACTTACCCTTAGACGCTTTATTTTTAATGAAGTTATGTCAGTAAAATTAGTTGAAAAATCTGATGCTCAAAGTACTAAATGGTTTGTTATCGTATCTACACTTGATGATGAAGAAGATGAAGATAATCTAGTATTTGAAAAGCAATTTGCAGATAAAGAAAGTGCTTTAACTGTATTACAGAACAAGTATAACTGTTTATTAGGTTTAGTAGAATGAAAACAGCAGAACAACAATATATAGCAATGTTAGAAGATTGCTATGAAAATGGTACAGACATTGTTAATGAACGTACTGGTTCAATCTGTCGTACTATTCTGAACCAAAGAATTCAATTCGATGGTAATGAATTTCCACTGCTTACTACTCGTAAGATGTATTGGAAACAAGCTATCGGTGAAATGGTAGCTTATATTCGTGCTTATAAAGACTTACGTGATTTCCATAAACTAGGTGTTCACACTTGGGATGCCAATGTAGCAGCATGGGATAGCCAATATAAACAAAGTGATTATGATGCCGGAACTATTTACGGTGCAAGTGCTTTAGCAGTAAATGTACCTTATAGAAAAATCATTGAACAAATCAAAACTACACCAAATGACCGTGGGATTATCTGGAATTTCTGGAATCCACATATCTTTCATATTGGATGCTTAAGACCTTGTATGTATTCACATCAATTTAGTGTATTAGATGATACTCTACATTTGAGTAGCACTCAAAGGTCCTTAGACATTGTACTCGGCGGTGCATTTAACTTAGTACAGTGTTGGTTCTTATTAAACATTACTGCAAAACTTGCTGGTTTAAAAGTAGGTACAGTAACATGGAATATTACTAATGCACATATTTATGGAAACCAAATTCCATTAGTACCAATTCAGCTAGAAAGACCTATATACACTCCACCAAAACTTATCATTAAAGATGATTTTGATATGGATGCACTTATGATTTTATTGGATAAAGATAACTTTGAAGATTACTTCGAACTTCAAGATTATAAACACCATCCTGCAATCAAATATCCATTCACAGCATAGGGCTCTAACGAGCCCTTAAAACTTAAAATATTTAACATAAGAGATTTCATGAAAAAACTATATTCATTTTTAGCTGCTGGGTTAATAGCATTAAGCTTGACTGCTTGTGATGATTCCGAAGTTGCTACACGTAACTTAATTAAAGCAGCAGATAACTTTGAAGTTAATAGACGTATTGTGTTCTATAACGGTATTACAGATACATACATGTTAGAGATTGAAGGACGTTGCTCTATTGATTTAAATCAGAACAACACTGCATTTAACGTTATTTGCGATGTAGGTAATGGAAATTACAAACGTCATACATTAGTTTTATCAGATAACGTAACAGCATTCGTAGAACAAATTGAACCAAATAAAGTAAGTAAAAACTTTTATAGAGTTACATTTAAACCATCAACAATCATCCCTAACATTGATGTCCGTTAATAAAAACATTTAAGCAAATAATCAAAAAAGCCCGAATGGGCTTTTTATTTTTAACAAACTTTTCAACAAACAGGAAAAAATTCATTATGACTACATTAACATTATCCCCAAACCAAGTTAAAGAACGTTTACGTGTATCTTTAAAAGCAAACGTACCATGTTTTATCATGGGTTCACCTTCTACTGCTAAGTCTCATACTGTTCGTACAATCTGCGAAGAAGAAGGCTTATATATGATTGACGTTCGTCTATCACAAATGTTACCAATGGACTTACTCGGTTTGCCTAAAGTTATGGAAATGCCTAATAGCAATGGTGAAATGGGTGCATTCAGTACATACATTCCATTTGATACCTTCCCATTAGAAGGTTGTGAAATTCCGCAAGGTTATAAAGGCTTCTGTATCTTCTTCGATGAAGCGAACCAAGCGGATAAATACGTACAAGGTGCTTTATACCGTATCGTATTAGACCGTATGGTTCATACTTATAAACTTCATCCAGAAACCCGTATTGTATTAGCCGGTAACAAATTATCTGATAATGCAGTAGCTACCAAAATGTCTTCAGCATTAAAATCACGTATGACGTGGATTAATGTAGAAATCAATAAAAAAGAATTTTTACAATTCGTAGAAGACGGTGTAGTACGTGGTGAATGGGACCCACGTGTAGCAGCATTTTTAAACTTCCGCCCAGAACTTATTAACAACTTTGACCCTAAAAAAGAAGTTGAAACTTATGCTTGTGGACGTACATGGGAATTCTTATCTAAAGAATTACAAGCTGGCTTATTAGACTTAGGTCAAGATATTTATATTCCAGCTATTGCAGGTACTATTGGTGAATCTGCTGCTGCAGAATTCAATGGTTTCTTACAAATCATGAATAGTTTACCAAGTTTAGCTCAAATCGAAAAAGACCCATTAAATGCCCCATTACCAAGCGAAAATGGTGCTAAATATGCTTTAGGTGCATTCTTAGCAGATAAAGTGAATAAACTTAATGTAGACGCTGTTGTAGACTATTTAGAACGTATTGATGAAAAAGACTTAATGGTCTTAGCATATCGTATGATTCTAGGTCGTTATCCACAATTAGCGACAAACAAAAAAGTACTTAACTCATTAGGTGCTATTCGTCATAAATTAAATAACCAACCATAGGCATTAGTATGAACCAAGAAAAAGAATATGAATTTACTGAGCAAAACTGCTTAGATGACTTCAAAGAAGCGAAGTTACGTCTTATTAATAAACCACATAATGCTTTCATTGGTTCATTATTATATGACCTAGCTTTTGAACCTTCACGTGAAGTGAAGTCTGTTATGCTCGATTCCATGAACCACAGTATTAAAATCAATCCTGATTTCTTCTGTGGTATGACACACGAACAACAAGCATCAGTACTTGCTCATGAAGTTTATCACTATGCCCTTATGCATGATGTACGCAGAGGGTATCGTAATCCCCAACTCTATCAAAAAGCTGCAGACCAAGTAGTAAACAACTTGTTAGAACAAGGCGGATTTGAACTTCCTATGGGAGTAGAATGCGATTCTAAATATCGTAATATGAGTACTGAGCATGTTTATAATCTTATGGAACATGAGCAGAAAAATAACAATAATCAAGACCAAGACCAGAACCAAAACAATAATGACCCTTTAGGTAACGACTTACCACCTGATAGTGGTAATGGGGGTTCTAGTAACAATAACCAGATTAACCGTATGCAACAGAACATCATGAAAGCTAATGCTTCAGAAGAGCTGACAAATGGGCATGGTATGACACATGGTAATTCTGGTTCTGTATTTGAACAGTTATTTAAAGACATCAAAGAAGGTAAACTCAGTTGGATTGAAATCCTACAAGAATTTCTTGATGACTTTGTTCAAGGTGAACAAGACTGGTCTAACTTTAACAGACGGTATTTACAATATGATTTATTCTTACCTGACTATAAGTCAGAGAATAAAATCTCAAAAGTAGCTGTAGCGTTTGACGTATCTGGTTCGGTTACAAAAGCTCAGATTAAAGCTTTCTTAAATGAAATGAAGGTCATTAAAAACCAATTAGACCCAGAAACAATGGATGTGGTTTCTTTTAACCATGAAATTGTAGATATCTTTAAGATTGAGTCTAATGATGACTTTGATGAAGTTAAGATGAATATTGATGGCGGTACAGATTTAGACCCTGTATTTGACCATTATATGAAACCAGAGAATCAACCAGAATTCTTAATCGTATTCTCTGATTTATATTGTGATAAACGCAAAAAGAAAACCCCATTTGAAACTATCTGGATTTGTATTGACCATCCAGATGCACATGTAAACTTTGGTAAATTAATTCATATTACTAGCGAGGAATTAGAATCATGACCAATATTTTCAACATCATTATGAATTTAGCAAAACATTTGAACCAATCAACTGTAGATAAACTACAAAAGAATGTAGATGCATTCTTAGATAAACTTGGTACAAATGGTAAACCATTAAATCATCCTGAATTCTTCTTGCCACATTCTGAATCACCACGTTATGCAAACGGTAACTATAAGCAAGACTTTGCAGAAGTAGAATTATTAAGTGATGAAGACTTACAGACTGCAAAAGAATTATTCGAACTTCACCACACTTACACTACTGAAAGTGCAAAAATCTTAAAATACTTTAAAGCTACTACTATGCGAGCAATTCTAGTATTAACTGGTGCAACAAACCAACAAGCCACACAAATCTTGTTAGATATTCTTCCTGATTTTGTAAAACAAGATTCTAACTTGTTATCTAAATCTGGCTTAGATGATGACGAAATCAAGCAGCTTCAAGCAGGTGAATTCAAATATCATAATCTCTTTGCTAATAAAGAAGATGAAGATAAATTATTAAATGAGCTTAAAGACCAAGAAGTCTTTGAGCTTATGGAAAAATATTATGCATTAGAGCTTTTAACAAACTTCTAAAATAGGGGTACAATGTACCCCCTTTTATGGAGTATGTATGAAAAAAGTTTTATTAATGTATAAAGGGAGACTTACTGACCGTGAGTTTAAATCTACATACCAGAAGGCAATAAAACAGCATTTAGGTACAAATGTAGATATAGAGCTTATGCCGGTATATCATCCCAACGGTATGAAGAAAGTACCAAGAGCTACTCAGAAAGATTGGCTTAAAGAGGTAGAACCAGTTATTAGTGATTTTGACTATATACTAGTGTCTGAACCAGAATACTTTAAAGTAATCTCAAAGCAGACTAAAGCTGAGAGTAACATTGGACTTATCTTTGATACAGATTATGGAAATAAAGTTCTATACTTACCTTCCTCACAAGCTGTATTTTTCAATCCTGATAAAGCTAACCAACAAATAGACCAGTGCCTATCTGCCCTTTCTGCAGATATTAATGGCAATTACTCTGAGATTGGCTCAGATATAGTACATTTTGCAGCATACCCTACAACAGTAGAAGGTATTGCAGCATGGCTAGATAAACTTAAAGAATATCCAGCTCTTACATGTGATATCGAAGCCAAATCCCTTAAAGTAACAGAAGCTGGTATTTATACGATTGGTTTCGCTTGGGATAAGCATCATGGAATATGTTTTCCAGTAGATGCTATTCCTGAGCAAAGAGAAACAGTTCGTAATCTTCTATTGGAATTCTTTGAAACGTATAATGGTAAGCTTATCGTACATAAAGCAAACTACGATATTCCTGTTATAAATTACACATTATTTCAAAAAGAGGATATTACTGATGTTGAGAACCAAGTTAGAGGTCTTAATAGACTTTGTAGAAATCTTGATGACACTCTGCTTATTACTTATTTGGCTACCAACTCTTGTGCTGGGAATACTCTTGGTTTAAAAGAGTTAGCACAACCGTTTGCCGGTAATTGGGCAGTAGATGTCTCAGATGTGACTAAAGTAGATTTACAAAAGTTAATGACGTATAACCTTATTGACTGTTTATCTACTTGGTATGTTTATGAAACCTACTATCCTAAGATGGTAGAAGATGAACAAGAACAACTCTATAAAGAGCACTTTTTACCATACCTTAAAGACAATATGCGTTGTCAGCTTAATGGTCTTCCAATAGACCTACAAGAAGTTACAAAACTTAAAGCTGACCTTCTTGATGAACAGAAAAGACTTCTAGAATATCTTACTTCTAGACAGGCTATTCGAAATGCAGAATACCAAATTGCAGAACATTTAACGTTACAGCGTAACGCTAAACTCAAGAAGAAACAAACTACTGTTGAAGAAAACTTACAACCTTTCAACTTTAGCAGTGGAAAGCATCTTATGGTACTTCTCTACGATATAATGCAATTACCTATCGTAGATTTTACGGAATCCAAGCAACCCAGTACTTCTAAAGGTACAATGGAAAAGCTTATGAACCATACAGAGAACCAAGAATATAAAGATATTCTTACATCTCTTATGGAGCTTTCAGATGTAGAAAAAATGCTAACAACATTTATCCCTACATTCGAAGGGGCTCATGTAGATAAAAACGGAAATGCTCATCTATTAGGTTATTATAACTTATGCGGTACTGTATCTGGTAGACTTTCTAGTTCACAGCCCAATCTCCAGAACTTGCCTGCTACTGGTTCTAGATTCGCTAAACCAATCAAAAAATGCTTTAAAACTTCTGATGAGTGGATATTTTGTGGCATTGATTTTAACGCACTCGAAGCAAGAATAGCTGCTGTTACAACTAAAGACCCAGCTAGAAAAGCAGTATATATCGAAGGCTATGATAGCCATTGTATGAATGCTTTTGCTATGCTTAAAAAATATATACCCGATATAGTTGCTAAACACTCACAAGCTTCTTCTAAAGAAGAACAAGTTGAGATTATCAACAGTATTCAGCATCTTCACAAAGATATTAGGCAAAAAGCAAAACCTTGTGGTTTTTTATTACAATATGGTGGAACAAATAAAGGCTTAGAAGCTAACTTAGGTTTTACGCCTGAAGAAGCAAAAAGCATTTATGAAGGTTATTGTGAACTTTATGCTAAAACTATTGAATGGACTAACGAACATTTAGAATTAGCTAAAGTTAATGGTTATGTTGAAGTCGCTTTTGGCTTAAAAGTTCGTACTCCGATACTTAAAGCTAAACCAGATTCATCATTAGCTGCATCAGAAGGAAGAACCGCAGGTAATGCATTAGGTCAAAGTTGGGGTTTACTAAATGATAGAGCTTTAAACGAAGTCATGACTAAAGTTGATGAACTTGGCTTAACTACAAGTATTTTACCTGTGGGTAAAGTACACGATTGTGGATATTATTTAGTTAAAAATGATATAGCCTTAATTGAAATATTGAATAAATTATGTGTTCAAGCTGCTAAATGGCAAGAACATCCTGTAATTGCTGATGATGATGTTCATCTATCAGGTCAGTTAGATTTATTCTATCCATCTTGGGCTACACCTATTACTTTACCAGAAGAGTGCGATGAAAATTGCTTAATTGAAACAGTACAAGAACACTTGGAGGATTAAAAATTTCCAATGGGTAAACCAACAGACAAGCAACTACTCAAACGTAAAGAGCAGGTTGAAAATGAAATTGCTAATCTTGAAAAACGTATCTCAGGCTTAGAATGGGAACGTAGAGAGATTATCAATTACCTTAATCTTAACAAAGGTGAGTCAGATGTTACAAAATCAGACTAATCTGCCGTTACCTTTAGCAGTATGGTTAGCTACTGATGAATATCAGTATGCTAAATACGCAAATGAAATCAGTACTACTACCTTACTGAAATCCCTTCGCTATATTATTGGTTCAAGAAGAGCAATGTATCCGAATGAATTTCCAGAACATCTCAGACCTGAACCAACAACAGAAATTGTTATTCCAGATATCCAAGAGAGAATTGCTTCTCGAATGGGTACAGCAATGCATAGTTCTTTAGAATATGCTTGGACAAACAATTATGCTGAAGCGATGAAGGAACTCGGTATCCATCAAAATACGATTGATAAAGTTGTTATTAACCCAGAAATAGTAGAACCAGACCAAATCCCTGTATACCTCGAACAACGTGGTTATAGAGAACTAGAAGGCTTTACTGTATCTGGTCAATTCGACATTATTGTAGATGGAGAATTACATGACCTTAAGACCACCAGTACCTACTCATGGACAAGTGGCTGCAATGATGAAAAGTACATCATGCAAGGTAGTATTTATCATTGGCTTAATCCAGACCTTATTACAAAAGATACTATTACGATTAATTTTATCTTTACTGATTGGCGTAAATTGGATTCGATGACTAATCCAAATTATCCACCAGCAAAATGCTTTTATAAGCAATATAAGTTATGGTCTTTAGCCGATACTGAAGCTTGGCTCAGAAACAAACTCAAACAACTGAATAAATACTGGCACATGCCTTTAGAGCAAATTCCTTGTTGTTCGGAGAAAGAATTATTCTCTAAACCAAGTACATTCAAATACTTTAAAACAGGGTATGCAGAAGGTAAGCGTGCTACTAAAAACTTTGATACAATGAACGAAGCTCTAGCATTTAGAGCCAAGAACGGATATCAAGGTGATGTTATTGAGTTTAAACCTGACCCATTTATGTGTCCGTACTGTAACCCAAATGAAGTTGCTCAAATGATGACTACTTCTCATACCAAAAGCTTGGGGATTGCTTAAATCCCCATCTACCTTTCAACAGAGGAAATTATGGATTATTCAAGTTTTACATATAATCCTTTAGTAGAAAGCATTGTAGAAATCCTTAGAACCAAGACTCAGAATAGTAATCCTACATTCTTCCGATTGCAGGCTAATTACTTTCTCTCTTTAGTTCCTTCAATGCTTGATATTAAAGTAGATACTCCCATTACTGGTGAAGTACCTATTAATATGTTTGCTATTTCCGTAGCTAATTCTGGCTCTGGTAAAGGTTTTTCTACTAACCTATTAGAAGAACAAATTCTAGGTGAATTCCGTGAACATTTCATGTACGAAGTATTCCCTAAATTTGCTCAAAGTAGATTAGATTTAGAAGCTATTAAACGTGCCCAATATTTAGGAATCTCTCAGACAGAAGCTGAAGAGAAACTCAATAAAGAGTTTAAATCCTATGGTGCATTTAAATTTTCATTTAGTGAGGCTACTACACCAGCTATTAAACAGTTTAGAAATAAACTTATTCTGGCTAAAGCCGGATGTGTAAATCTACTCATTGATGAAATTGGCTTTAACTTAGATAAAAACTATGAGCCATTAATTGCATTCTTAGAGCTATATGATAAAGGTCTTATTAAAGACAAGCTTACTAAGAATACGGAGACTTCTACACGCTATCAAGAGCTTGTAGGAAAAACTCCAACAAACTTATTAATGTTTGGTACTCCATCCAAATTATTAGATGGCGGTGCAGTCGAAGAAAAATTCTTTGAACTATTAGAAGCAGGTTACGCTAGACGTAGCTTCTTCGCATCATCTACTAAATCTAGTACGATTACTGAATTTACACCTGAAGAGTTATACCAACGCTTAACAGCAGTGAACCAAGACGCAGAAATTAAACGTATTTCTGGTCAACTGGTACGCTTATGTCAAGCTGGTTTAATTGGTTCAGTAGTAACCGTACCAGAGAATGTCGCAATCGAATTGTTACGTTACCGTATTGATTGTGAGAATCGTGCTCAGGATATCCCTGAACATAAAGATGTTTATAGAGCTGAATTGGCACATAGATACTTTAAAGCTCTTAAACTTGCAGCAGCCTATACTTTCCTTCGTGGAAGTTTAGATATGTCTATTGATGATTTACATCAAGCTATTCGTTTTGCAGAAGACAGTGGTGAATCACTTCGTCAAATGTTAGAGCGTGAAAAACCATACGAACGTCTTGCTAAATTCATTGGTTCATTAGATGGTAAAGAGGTTACTCAAGTAGATTTAACTACTAACTTACCATTCTATAAAGGTTCTGTTTCAGCCAAGAATGAACTTATGAATATGGCTATTGCTTATGGATATAAGAACAATATCCTTATCAAGAAGACATTCAGAGATGGTGTAGAACTATTTACAGGTGAAAGCTTAAAAGAAACAGACCTATCTCGAATCATTTGTGCTTATTCAGATGATTATGCAGAAAGATATGAAAATGTTGAAATTGATTGGGAAAACGATTTCGATACTTTACTTCCTGAAGGCGGTTTTAACTGGACGAACCATCACACTAAAAATGGTCATCGTTCAGAAAAAGATATGGAAGAAGGTTTTAACTGTGTAGTTCTTGATGTAGATGGAGGTATTAGCCTACAAGCAGTACAAAATCTATTAAGTGATTATGAATATATTATTCATACTACTAAACGTCATCAAGTCCCAGATGAAAATGGTGAAACAAAAGATAGATTCCGTATTATTTTACCGACTAATTATGTACTTAAACTAGATGCAGATGAATTTAAACAATTCATGGAAAACGTTGCTCAATGGTGTCCATTTGAACTAGATGAAGGTACATTCCAACGTAGTCGTAAATGGGCTTGTACAGCCGGTACTACTATCTATAAAAACTCAGGTCAGCTATTTGATGTATTACCATTTATTCCTAGAACCAGTCGAGAATCAGAATACCGCAAAGCTCAGGTATCTCTGCAAAACTTAACTGCTCTAGAGAGATGGTTCGCTTCTAGAATGCAAGATGGTTCACGTAATAATACCTTTGCTAAATATGGCTTTATGCTATTAGACAATGGCTTTACACCAGATGAAATTCTAGAGAAGTTATATCAATTAAATGATAAAATAGACAACCCATTGGATGAATCTGAGATTCAATCAACGGTGTTTACTTCAATCAAAAATAGATACAAGGAAATTTAATGTCTGCATATCACATCTTAATCGCAGGCTTAACCGCAACTGGTAAAACTACCAGTTTGCGGAATCTAGCCTTAAATCACCCTAATCCTAAATCTGTAGCTTACATTTGTTGTGAAGCTGGTAAAACCCCTATTTGGGCTAAACGTTTTACTACTACAACAGATGCTATTACTCATCCAGATCAAGTAGTAGAATTCTTTGCTGCAGTAGAAGAAATGCCAAACATCGAATATTGTGTACTTGATGGCTTTAACTTCTTGATGAAAATGTTCGTTTCTGAAGTTATTGACAATATGTCCAATACTCAAGTTGGTTGGGGAGACTATGCGAAGTTTATTCAACGATTCATGCAACAAACAGTAGGTAACTCCACCAAAAAATGGATTATTCTTGCTCATAACGAAGAAGAAACTGTTATGACAGGTCCTAATACGGGTATGAAACAGTATCGTGTCCCATTGCAAGGCTCAGAAGCTAAGCATGGATTAATTTAAGTCCCTTTAAATAGAAATATTTATCGAAAATCCCTTTAATTGCTGGAAACTCTGATATAAAATAACATTGTGTAGAAATCCATGTCAGACAATCAGCAGCTAAGAGGCGTTTATGCAACCCAATTACATTAAACTACCGAAAGGTCAAATAACACAAGCATTAGTACAAGAGTACTTAGACTATGACCCAGTTACAGGAATACTTACTTGGAAAAAGAAAAATTCTAAGAAAACTGTAATAGGTTCTAGAGCAGGTACTGATGTAAAAGGAAGATGTCGTATTATTCAACTATTCGGAAATGTAATAGTAGAACATCGTGTAATATGGTTACACTATTATGGATATATGCCTAAATTACATGAACATATAGACCATATTAACCATGATGAACACGATAATAGAATACAAAATTTAAGATTAGTATCTCAAACAGAGAATAATAGAAACTTATCATTACGAAAAGACAATGCACTTGGTATTACTGGTATTTATGAAATAAAAACCAGACAAGGTAAAGTTAGTTATGTAGCTGAAATAAAGTCAAATAACAAACGATATTGCAAACAATCTATGGATATTAATAAGTTAATTCTCTGGAGAAAACAAATGGAAACTCAATTAGGTTTTCATACTAATCATGGGATTGCTAAACCCTAAAGTTCAACGACTAAGCACTCGAAAGAGATAGTACAGCCAAGCGGTTCTCTAAATGCGTGAGATTAAATGGAAATGGGGGATACCTTAACAAGTAAAGTTGAAGGTAAAGATATAGTCTAATCTGCATGGTGACATGCAGCAGTTCATAAGAGAACGTATATACTCTAGCGAAGTATATAGAATATAATGTTGAAGCATGGTTTAACCATGTTATCTACACGACTAAAATCCCTACTGCTCTAGCTCAAAAATTATTAGATGAAGGTGAATTTGTTAATCCAGAACAGTTCACTATCAGTCCACAAGAACGTAAAGCAAAATATGCTTTTGTTACTCAACAAACTGATGACTTCGCATTAGGAAGAATTCGTTCAGATTTCGGTACATGGGATTTGAACCAAACTTACATTGATAATGATATCCAACTGGTGATGAACCATTTCGATAACCTTATTGATGCACAAAACTAAAACTACGTTAATTATTAAGGAAAAAACATGTTTAATAACTTAAAAACAAATCAAGCAGCGATGGAAGAAAAGTCTGACCGTATTGGCGGAGGTTATCAACCACTTCCATCAGGTATTTATCAAGCTGAAATTGCTTATGCTTACGGTACTACTTCTAAGAATGGTGCAATGGGCTTAGTCGTTAAATTTAACATCTTACAGGATGGTAAAGACCCATACCCATATACAACTACATTCTGGTTGTCAGATAAAAAAGGTAATACCTTCTACTTAGACAAAGATGGTAATCCACATAACTTAGCTGGCTTTAACCAAGCTAACCACTTATGTGCATTAGTAGCAGGTAAAAGTGTATTAGAGATTCCAATGGAAACTCGTGTATTACAGCTTTATAACTTCGATGCTAAGAAAGAAGTTCCAACTGAAGTAAATGCAGCAGTTGCATTATTCGGTCAAACAGTAGCTCTTGCTATCAAACATATCCGTGAAAATAAACGTGAAAAATCTCCATCTACCGGTGAATATGAACCAATAAATGAAGAACGTTTCACTAACGATATTGATAAAATCTTCGGTATCTCTGATGCAGGTGAAGCTTATACCTTTGATGAAGCTGCAAACGAAATTCCATTTGAATTTGCTGAAAAATGGTTAGCTCGCTGGAAAGACAAAACCGATGATAAATTCAAAGAAGTAAAAGGTGCTTCTGCAAAAGCTGGTACTACCCGTAAATTAGGTATTGGTTGATGTACACTTTAATATCGCCCCTTAGAACTAAAGAAATGATACTGAATTTGAACCAGTATAGAAATGCTCATTTCTTTAGACTGAACAACAGTAAGACTTCATATAAAGCTATTATGAAGGAACAGATTGAGCAATTACCTACGTTCAATAAAGTAAGTATTACTTATACTGTATTCTTTGGTTCAAAAAGAAAAACTGATATTTCCAATGTATGTAGTATCGTAGATAAATACTTCTGCGATGCATTAGTAGAGTTAGGTAAACTACCTGATGATAACTATGATTATATACAAGAAGTGAATTACAGGTATGGCGGTATAGATAAAGATAACCCAAGAGTAGAAATTACTCTTGAATAAAATAAGCCCCTTAGAAGCGATTCTAGGGGGTTTTACTTTTAACCCAACTAAGACTACTAATTATGGAAAAAACAGCTTTAGAGACGCAAATAGGTGGGTCTCATTACAAATCTCAAGCTATCCAACCAGTAGAATACATCCATATCGAATTGGAGAAAGCGAATGAAACTAGAACTTAAAGAACATGAAATTGAACAAGCTATTGAAACGTTTATCAGTAGCTTTGTAACAGGTCATCCTGTAAAAGTAAAAGGCTTTGACCTACAAGGTATGCGTAGTAAAGATGGTTTATCTGCTATCGTAGATTTTGATGTAGTAGGTGTATCTGACTTACGAGAAGTGAAGACAGAAAGCTCTAACGTTAAACCTACAAATACTGCATGGCGTGAAGAAGTACAAGATGAACCAAAAGTAAAACATGAAGAACTTTCTGGTCAAGATTTAGAAGATTGGAAGAAATTCTTAGAATTACTTACTGATAATGCTCAGTACAAAAACTATGATGCATTATTAGATTTAGTAGATGCTATGTCTGATTCTTTACAACAACGTGCATCTTCGCATCCGCTATATGTAGAAATGTTAGAAAATACTGACAAGGCTATTCAATCTATTGCTGTAAATCAGTTATCTGAACCAGTACAAGAAGATACTGAAGAGCCTACAGAAGAACCTATTCCTGAACCAGAAGTAGAACATGCAGAAGCTATTCAAGCTGAAAATGAAGCTGCTAAAGTACAGGAAGAACCTAAAGAGCAACCTAAAAACTTCTTTGGTGCTCAATTAGGTGTAAAACCTTCTAACGTTGCAAATGTAAATCATACAGTTGCACCTACTCGTAAACTCTTTCCGGCTAAATAATGTGTAGAAAAGTCATAACCCTGATTGTTATTATGGGGTTTGTACTTTTAGTATGTGCCCCATTAGTAGGTATATTTGGAGTAACAATAG